GTTCTGATTGTCACCGATTGCTTTGATGTAGGAAGCAACCTTCTCGAAGTCTTCCTTATCGATGTCGCCATGCTTCTTGGCATATGCCATGATTTCTTGATGTGCTTTACGGAAGTTAATTGCTTCACCAAGTTCAACAGACTCAGAGACATTCTTACCTCTACCATGCTTAACAAGGTATGAACCAGATGTGTCTTTATGGACAACGCCATTATGCGTCTTGGCGTGACTGTATGCCGTATTCTTGTCGAATTTACCCGCATTGCCTTTGTCCCGACCCTTCTCGCCTTTACCGCCTATGTAACCTTCGATGTCCAGAGTCTTGGGATAATCCTTATCGCCTGGTTTGGCTTTAGGTTCACCACGCTTGCGCTTTGCACGAATGTTGTGCCAGAGACCCTTACCTTTTTCTTTAATGTCATCAGTTTCTTCGGTCTTAATGACTTCTCTATCGACTGAAACCATACGCACACCACGTTTGCCATCCGGTTTGGTGAAGACTTCGGGTTTCTTGTCTGCGGATTTTACATTTTCGGTTGTCATGATAGTCCTTGGGATCTTGGATCGGTGTAACGATAATTCTTATTTATAATCAGTAGAGTTTTTATGTTTTGAATATCCACGTTTCTCCGCAGCTTTCTTATCAGCGTGCACTACTGCTTTGTTAAATCTTCTAGCATATTTGGCCACAGGATTCTTAGCGGGATGCTTTTCTTCTTTTTGGGGATTTGTGGCTATATTTTTAGATCGCGCGTCTGCTGTTCTTGCTCGATCGAGCATATTGTCATGTTTGATTTTATCGGTTTGTTTTTCTTTCGAAATTTTAATCTTTATTAATTTTTCATTATCTTGTTCAGACTGTAACGACTTTCTGTCATGACGGTCTCGAATAACCTTTGTGGCTTTGCTAAGAATAACTCGACCAGCGTTTTCGCCTGGAGTTGTTTTCTTTGCTTTCTTAGTGGAGGCTGGTGTTCCCCATTCTGGTTGGCTAGACTCGAGTATAATTCCATCAAGCCATTGTCGGCTTACTCTGCCTTCGTCTAACGCTACAATAACATAATTAGCCCCAAGACGATAGATGTAACCAGACTGTTTAGACTCTTTGATTACGACTCGGTCTCCAGGTTCAAATAGTTCACCTGCAATATACTTTTCTCGAGTCTCGCTCAAATGACCAAGATCGACATGCTGTTTAAAATCAACGGATTCTTTTAGACCCATACCAACACGAACATCATTAAACAATTTCTTGGCGTCTTTATTAGAAAGAGACTTTGGAAGACCCTGACTAAACGCAGAGAAGTCATTATCCGAAGCGTTGGAACGTTGTTTTGAGGCAGACATTCCTTCAACTCCTTCTGAATCAGGATCTCTCTGGCCAGCAGAAATGATTCGTATAGTTTCGAAGTTGTAAAAACCGTGTCGGGCTTTTGTGCCGTTATATTTTTCGAGAAGAATTTTAAACTCAGTTACACGATCTTCTCCCACAACCATTGTTATTTTCTTGTAGCCTTGGTCGTATAGATTAACTAGAGCGTCAAATACTGTCTTGACCTTCTTGTTGAGGAGAACGTTTCTTCCGTGTTTGGGAAACATCTTTCGGATATGTTTTATTTTATTGTTATAAGAAAGCGGGTTTTTCTTAGCGTCTTGACCCTGCGACAAAAAGACTTTGTATGGATTACGCCCTGCTTTTGAAGAGAGCGCGTCCATCAATTTACCGTGACCTATAGTAGGGGGATTCATACGGCCAAACGTGAAGAAGATTTCTCGCTCTTCTTCTACAAGATACTGTTTAAAAGAGGGTATATTATTTTTTTGCATTGGCGGCGCTTCTCTTCCTATCTTTCTCGTCCGAGCGTACTTTAGGTAAGAGTTTCTTAGCAATGCGATCAACCCTTGACCCCATTTTCTGAACTCTCTTTTCTATTTCTGCCCTACGAGCGGGACCGACCTCTGATCTCGATTTCCCTTTAGAGAATTTCTTGAACAATTGGTTCAGCGCTTGTTTTTTCGCTCGTTTCTTGAGTTTAGGTAGACCCGCCGTTCGAGCCTTCGCTTTACGTTGACCCATTTGTAATTTAGCTTTAATTCTTTTCATCACACGCCCTTTTGCTCGGCGCGCCGAAAACGACAAAACTTCTTCGATATTGTCTTCTTCTGAGGTAGTTTCGCCTAGGCGCCGACGTTTCTGAGTCTGATAATTAATCAGCTCGCCCATTCCAGGCTTGTAATCGACAATTGTGAAGTGTTTAAACGAAATCATCTTAGTTCCTTGTTGGCTTGTCCCATCCCTTAACTATATCCGGCGAAAAGTTATTGTATGAAAACTCCATTCTATCAATAATCTTTACCGCGTCACCACCTAACTTATCGATTGCTACGTAGCCTTCAGCACCGGTGACTGTATAACCCTTACGGGTCTTAACAAAGGTGTCGATATTTTGCAAACGATTAAGTTTATTTATAAGTTTAATTTTTGCTATGACGATAAGTTTTTGTAATTCAAACATCCTTGCTAAATTTTCTTTATTTTCTTCGCTGAAAAAGCTGAGGATTTCGTCGAGCTTTGCTTGCTGGGCACCTTTGCCTTTGGTTGTCTTGCGTTTGTCGATTTCTTTTTGATACTTAGCTTTGATATATTTGATGAGTTTTGCTGTGTGCGCTTTGGTGTTTCCGATAACTTCACCCTTCCTAACAAAGGTGTTGTTGAAGGTTTCGATAGTTCTTGCGAGGTCTTGGTTGCCAGCAAGGGTTCGTAAAGTAGAACCAGCAGTCTGATTGAATAATTTACCGATTCTCGAAAGAATTTGATTAACTTCTTCTGTTTCTTTTTTACTCATTGTAGCTTTAGATAAATCTCTTAACATCGCGTCTTGAGACCAAACAGCCGCAGATTTGTTTAGTTTCTTAACATCAACACCGTAAGACGCGCGCATGCTCTCAAAAGAGCTACCCGTATATGTAGTATGCCACACAATGCCTATTTTTGATTTCATTAACGGAGTAGCTTGATCAACAGGAACAGCATAGACAATTGTGTTGGGGTGGAAGGTAACATACTTCTTACCATCGATGTTTTTAGATTTGAGGTCCGATCGATCGTAAAGAAAGTCACCTTGAATGACACCCTTGATACCGAGAGTAGATAAATGTTTGAGCGCCAGCTTTAGCTTCTTGTTCAGGTCGCCACTAGTGTCTTCGTCGACATCCGCGTTAGTCTTATAGACCTTGGGGTTCTTATTGAAGATACCTTTCTTAGCAACAAAGAATTTGCCGTCTCGAGGGTCTGTTCCGGCAAATACGGCTGGAGCGCCGTCCCACTTAACTGATACACTACCGTCCTTTTTGCCCGCTAGCATATCGCGCATATCGCGCAGAGCAAAGATTGCTTGACGCGTTCCGTCGACCCCGCCGTAGAGAACCTTGTCCTCAATGTGGGTCATGTGGGTGTTTTTTTGCTCTGTTAGAGTCTCTTTAAAACTAAATTCCACGCGTGTGTCCTCTTGTTGCAACTCTTATTTATACAACTAAAGTATTAAGAGTAGGAAAGCTCGAATCTCCAGATAAGGAAGGCGCCTTGTATAGCATACCATAAATTGCCACGAACGCCGTTGTCAAGAACAACAGAAAGCGCTGGGAGCAAATGAACCTCATTATAATCCCAAGTGTTCTCAACATCGAACCGAATTCTTTTGAATCTTTTATTCATATCACTTGTGCTCCTACGACGGTAAAATTATGCGACTCATAAAGGCGCGTGGCGAAAACAACTTTGTTCAAGGCAAGGTTGTTTCCGCGAGACCGGAATTCGACCATAGGCAGACCCTCTTCGTTCTCGAAGATCTCCATTACTTCTTCGGGTGAATGCAGCGCTATAGCGTGCTGTTTAACCTGAGAGAAAATATCACGCAAATCTCCAAAGAAACTAAACGCTCGATTATAAGCAGCATCATCTGGTCCAACAACACCGACAACTACATCTATTTTTTCTTCCATACACTTCTCCTTGTTAAAAATAAAACTGGGGCTTTGAGTCATAGCAGTTGATAGCAATTTTCGACTCTCTGCCCCAAATACTTTAATGACAGATTTCTTCTGATTTAAGAACACCGTCGACATACCACTGATAGAACTTAGATGGACCCCACTCTTCACAGGCACCGCTCTCCAGATATTGTTCGTAGATTGCATCAGCAACCATATCAGCAGTTGGTCCTGGACCTTCTTGGATCAAATACCAATTTTTGGGTAAGGCGAAATCAGCCAGCTTGGCGAGATCGCTCAAAGGGAGTTCGTGAAGAGGCCCAACAAAAACATCATAGAAATCACAACCGTCCATTACACAATCTCCTCAATTAAATCTGTATACTCATCCAAGATGTCGGTAATATCACCAAGTTCTTTCGCGCTCAAATGACCTTTTCTGAAAGCAGAGACAACCGTATCGGTAATCTCCATAACGGTTTTGATTTTCATTTCGTACTCTGACATTACGCCTCCTCCTTTAAATTTTCAATCTGTTCCTTCTGTTCCTTTGCTAATTTCAAAGCGACTTGTAACCCGATTGCATGTTTACCTGCTTTCATCATCACAGTGTCGCCTTCCACTGCGTTCATCAGGGTTTCAATAGTAACACGACTATTCATTACGCCACCTCCGCAAAGAAGTCTTCGGGGGTATAGAACGTCCAAGTTCCTTCAATCAGATTGGCCCAAGCCAACGCATCAAGATCAGAATTGGTTTTGTTACGCTCAATAACAAACTGGATTTTACCAGTAGCAACTTCAACAACAAATAACTCATTAACCATATCACATTCCTTTTTTGCTTATAGAGATATTATACCGCATAAAGGATGAAAAGAAAACACAGGGTAAGTTGTTGATATTAGAAGGGATTTTTAAAACAGGTGAGAAACTGGGGAGCACAAGGCTCCCCCCATCTCTTTACACAAGGCCAGCAGCCATTGCTTTATAGCCAGCAGCGATTACTGCTTTGCTAGGAGTGCCAAGGCGATAGAAACCTTTGGTTACGCCTTTGCTGTTGGTTCGCTTGTTCAGGTATACGGGGAAACCTTCAAAACGAATATTTTGAATCACAGCGCGAGGGTTCTTAGCGCCGAACCGTGCAGTGATTTGCTTAGCAGTCATTTGCTGACCGTCCTTGAGTGCGTTCAATACGCGAGTTGTTTGCGTCATATTACTATTTCCTATTATCATTTAAGTTACCAGTACAATTGAGTCAGTTCTTCTTCGAGACCATACGCTTCTTCTTCCCATGGAAATTTACGATATACTGACTGAGTCAGCGATCGCGCCTTTCCTGTGCTCGTTACGAGCGCATTGTTAAGAATCTTCTGAGTAAGTTCTCGTCGAATGTACTGTTTCGCATGTACCAGTTCATGTGCCAGCGTGCTGGCGATATCCCTTACGGTGTAAGGGAAGTTTTCCTCTCCATCGTCATAATTACGACTGAGAGAAATTGCTATCATTCTGGATCTGCGTTTTTCACCAAAGGCACCTACGTCGCAGCTGCCAAAGTCAACACAGTATCCAGAATCATTATTATCTAAACGAGGTTTCATTTCGACGCCGATTACAATCAAATCTTTGCGATCACGCTTGAAGAAATGATTTATAACGTCGCAACCGAATTGGTGAAACCGCTCTTTTTGCGGAAATCTTCCGCTAATAACTAAGTTAATCATACGGTAATTCTACCCTATTGTCTTTTTAAAATCAATCTTCCATAACTTCTTGAAAACGTTCAGAAATTTGTTCCTCTGTATATGGCTTGTCGTGCCATTCTTCGACCATTTCTCCCAAATGGCAAGACATCCCTTTGCCGTTTGTGTCCGCGTAATCGAAGTCTGTTTCCAGATACACTCTGTCATAAAAGACATTCTCAACTAGTTCGCAAACATCCGTAGCGAGCGTAGAGAACGCAAGTTTCTCTATTTGAAATTCTTCCTCGGTTTCAAGGAACCAACTGCCAAACGAACCTTTCTCTGCGCTGTGTATAGTCACAACCGGAATCTTAACTCGGTCTTGAGCTTGTGTAGTATAGGCTTCGCGATCGTAAAGGTGCATAGCGTCTTCATATTTTTGCTCCGACTCATTCCAAGCGTAGGGATCTTCCTCGTTGGTTATGTCTGTCACGATAAAACCGCCGTCTGAATATGCTCCAAAGTGATGCTCGATGTCATCGAATTCAGACCAGTAGTTTCCAGATTGTTCTTCTAACTCGCAGATCGCGTCCCAAAGGTCGTCTTCAGCAAGGTCTTGGTTCTCAACAACAAACTCCTGAGAGATTCGACCAACAACCACTTCACCACCATAACGCCCGCCATCTATTCTATAGCGATATTTCATGCAATTCTCCGAACAGGTCTAACAAAAAGTTTATCTTTGGGGTCGGGGTGAATCCATTGACAATTTACATAACCATCGACCAGACGTTTCGCTTGAGAGACCGCAATGACCACATTGGGGTCTTTGTTTTCACCATAGTCTAAGATGCGGTCCAACCAAACCAGAGTTTGTTGACGGCCAACAACATCAATCTTCTTATGTTCGCCGTTCTTAATGAATTCAATCTCGTAATTCTTCAAGGTGGCGTTTTCTTCTTCGTTCTCGATTTTCGTCTTAATGATCTCATTACAGAGAGTAAGAGGAACTTTGGCTACGCGTTTTTCGAGAGTCTCTTCGAGGATTGCCCGACGATATATCGTCGGGATTTCCTTATGGGTTTTATACAACATTACGCTACCTCCGCATATTCAATGGCGCTGTTAACTGCTACCAGCTTTCGCTTGGCGTTGTGACCGTACCAAGCGGACGAGAGTCTAGCGTCAGCGGTTCGACCCAGCTGGTGGTCAGTGATAAACGTCACTGCATTGAGAGCGTTCCACCACGTTCCTGGAGCGAGGTCGGCTCCTGGTTGTGTTTCTAAAACATCAAACGCAGACTTAGCAGTAGGCGAAAGACCCTCGTAATCCTTAACTTCCTTACCCTTGGTATTAGAGTGAGGGAAGACGCCATTCATAAATTGAATGATATTGGACTGCGTCGCTTTCTTGGTAGACAAGAAGGTAGCAAACTCTTTGTACTGCTCGAACTTCTCGTGAGCGATACCGAGTTGGGTCTTGGCGTGTTCTGCATCGAATGCCTGACGGTGATTCAACCGAACCTCGTTATTTGACTTCATCGAAAGAGACATCGTCAACGTGTTGTTACAGACGACTCGAACAGGAGTCATACGAACATTCACAGACTTGCCGTACTGATGCGGATTGGAGAACAACAGGTAGTTGTCGACCTGATCCTTGCCGAGGATATCAAAAGACTCTTTGATCTTTGCAAGTACCCAGACCATCTTACCGCCCATTAACGACCCAGCAGTGTGCATTTCCATATCGCCAGCAGCACAGAACTCAGTGAAGAATTCGAATGCTTCTTGGTTTTGAACAGGTTCCCAATCAGAACCAATCATGGGAGCAAGCACTTTGTGGTCTGACTCTCGAAGAAGGCAGTTGGTGCCTGTATCGATAATGTCAGTATCAAAGAATGCTTTCGTCGGAACAGACTCAACCCGCCAGTCTAGATCTGCTTGCTGCATCATCTGTTTGGGAGAAAGGTCCGCGCCTACTCGAACACCGAGACCATGCCATGGGACTTGGCCCGCGTACGCCATTGTTTCAACTTCGTGACTCATAATATAGCACCTTTTTGTTTTGAATTCATATTATACTGCATTAATGTATGAAAAACAACCATCTGTAACCCATTGTTTTTCAACACCTTTTTAAACATTATCGCAAACTTCTTTCCAAAGGTCATTGATCTCTTTAGAGGATCTGAACCCTGCTTCAAATACACTTTCTAGACAACCAGCACTCGCTTCAATGAAGGTACTGGAACACATTACATGGGTAGACATTCCACCATTTCGAATAGCGACATCAGCTAGTGTTTGTGCATTACGGCCAGCAAACACTAATTCTTCACCAGAGTGCAACTCTAAGAGACCTTCGTTGAGAGAGATATAATCGATCATTTTAGTTCCTTTTTTGCTTATAGATCTATTATACCCTACTTTAAGATGGGAAAAAACCATTCCTAAGTTGTTGAATTTCCTTAGTTTTTAAGTCTCGAAACTTTCGGCGCGAAACCGACCACTGCTTCTTGGGATGCTCAAAACGAATTTCTTTTCCGGCGTCAGGCCCAGCAACTGGGACAAACCCCAGCAACCAAGTGCCTTCGGTGATGTAGATATGATTCTTCTGATCGTAAAGGCATTTATCCCAAACGGTGATTTCTTGTCGGTATCTTGCCATTATATATTGCCTCTATTTTCATATAAAGAATGGTTTTGGATGAACCATCGCTCAAGGGTAGGACCACCGTCTCTGTTATTCCAGTCAGCGTTGTCGACGAGAATATAACAGACCGTCTTGAGGACTTTGGCGTAACGATATCCTTGATCCAGACCTTCGCGTGGCGTGGTAACCCAGACCTTGTGGGGGTAGTTGGCGCCAAATTCGCAGTCGTCATCGTTGACGCTAAACTCAAACAAGTGGCCATGGTCCTTCTCACGGAAACAACCAAGGATGGTGCCGTCTTGATCGAAATAAGTTTTACTGGGGGCATATGCCATGACTACTTCCTCTTTTGCTTATGTAACTATTATACCGCTTTTATGCAAAAAAGAAACTACACGCAACTTATTGTTTTTTAACAGGTTTTTTTGTGATGGCGCCTTGGAATAAACCGTAGCGATTCTTGTTGGTGATCAATTCAAAGCCATTGAACTCTTTGACCTTTTCTTTACCATCCCTATCCAAGTGCTCTCGGAGTTGAGAGAGGCTGTTCCAGGATCGTTTGGTGTAATCGGTCATACTTGCGAGGGTCTCTGTTCTAATAATTTATTGGCCATACCAAAAACCCATGGGTCTCGGTTTGGTAAATGAAATCCAGTACTCCCGTCCCAGCCTTCGAAGTACTCGTCGAATCTATCAGAATATGCATTTGGATGATCTTTAATTAGTGTTGCCAGTTCTTTGGCAGCTGCGTCGTACTGATGATCAGTCCAAATGTTTTCGTTCAAAGAGTAGTAAAGACAGCTGTGAACTAGCATCTGCAGCCTACGTCTCTTAATCAACTCAGCTTCCGGAGAGATAGGATTAGGAAATTCATAATGCTCCTCTGCCTTTTTCTTCTTACTTTGAGCTGCCATTAATACATCTCCGCAATTTCTTTAGCATACTTGGGGTTGGTTACTGGGACTGCGTTGGATTTGTGAAGTTGTCCGATTCCGATAACGTAGTCTCCGGTATACTGCTTGGACTCTCGTTTGTTGCCTCCTGCCTTTGCTGGAGTAAGAGGTGCCGATTTGTAGCGTTCTGTCTCTGCCGCGCGCTGGCTTGCATACGACGAACTTGGTTTGTATTCCGAAAACTTAGTCGGGACATATTTGACACAGACTTCTCCTTTGGGTTTCTTAGGTTTACGTTTGCGACCATTGAAATCATATTTAGTTGAACCAAAAATTCTCATTACGCTACTTCCTCAGGATTGAAATAAGTTACAAATTCTTTCACTGAGCCGCGAAACTTCTCGACCCACTGTTGTTCATCGCTCGCGCCGAACGGACGTCTTTGGTAGGCAACCAGTTGTTGACCGGAAACGACATAATTAAACTCGGTGTCGCCATGATCTTCGGCAGCAGAAGTAAACGATGCTTTATCATTGGCACGAAAGAATCTCGCCGCCAAGATGCCACCACGCCCATCGCATTCTAACGCCTTGCGGAAATATTTCGCCGCGCCAGTAAGATACCCATCGTGATGGATGTAGAAAGTTTGTCGACCGAAGTCAAGAGAATCGAATTGGTAGGTAGCTCGTGTTGACATAAGAAGACCCTTGTTAATTTAAACTAATTTTACCACGGGAAGCCGGTTAAAGCAACCCGTGGTAAGTTATTGATTAACTTAAGGTTTCAGGTACAAAGCCGCCCGAGCCCAATTCATAGAGCGGTTTAGAAAACTTATTTAAAAAACCTTCAGATTTTAAAACGCTATAATCATCAGGGTGAACAGCTATATAAGTTTTTTCAGGGTAGCTAAAAATAGCGCGTTCAACCCGCTCAATTATAGAAAGGCCAGATTTAATCATTTTTCAATTCCTTGTTTGTGAGTTGCTATTATACGTCACTAGACAAACATCGAAAACCAAAGGCAACTAGCTGATATCATTAAGGTTTTAGTTACCGTCCCAATTCAGGTCTTGCTGCTCACCTACTGCTTCTTCTTGATCCGCAGTTGGCACACGAGAACCCTGTGAACGTCTTACGATGTCGTTGTGGTCGAACTCAGACCAATACAACTCAAACGCAACACCGTCTTGGATACCCACAAACTGGTGCCATACACCGGCAGGGACTGCCATGTATTCACCCGCGTTTAGGACTGTGGTGTCCACAATCTCGCTGTTTTCTGGCCATGTGCGAATAAGCATACTGCCAGTCTCAACAAAGAAACCATTACACTTGGTGGTGTGATAGTGCTCAGAGCATTGAAAGTCCTTCTTAAACTCAATCCTGTGGAACTCTAACGAACCGTTTGCTTCAATCTGCTGAGTCTTACCCCAGATTTTACCTGCTGATTTCATAGGTCTGCTTCCTTAACAAAAATACCATCAATCATTTTACCTTTGCGATCTTTGATGTCAGACCATGCTGCTTCAAGACAATCTGTGATGTGCCAATCGTTTCGCTCCATGATGTTGATCAACACCACCATGATATCGCCGATGTCATCTTTCAGATCTTTTCCCTTACAGATGTTGTCTGACAATTCACCGACCTCTTGGATCAATTTCAAACACTGGTCTTTATCAGTGCTTCCTTCAATCAAGTTACGATCACGGTGCCACGTTTCAATACGTGCAATCATTACATCTGTAATGCCTCGTGACTCACCATTCCAGGTGTCGTTCATAGTCGCTTTGCCTTATAAAAATTGATGTGATCGTTCCAGTTATTGAACGCGCCTCTAATCGGGCAGAAGAACTGTCCGTTATAGGGTGGCTTGCTTGTGTCCTTAT